TTATATTAGGGTCGTCACCTTCTATTTGATCTGGTAATAACTCTTCTCTAATTATAGCACTAGTTGTTGAAGATAATAGTGGTTGGTTGCCTCTGCTTATGTATCCACGAATAGCCTCTATTGCTTTATCTTGCTCAGATAGTCTAGCAGCTCCCTTTGATGCTTCAGATAATATAGGTATGGTAGATCCATAATTAAAAATACCTAACCTTGCTAAAGAATTTAATACTAAAAATCCAGAGCCAGATGGGTTAATATTTAATTCTGCTGATAAAGTTGGAACCACTTCTCTGTAAAATTTATTTATTTTTTTTAACTCTTTTTGCGAAAATAATAATTCAGCAAAATCTTTATTTCTAACAAAAACATCTCTATATTGACCTACAATAGCTTTTCTAGTTATTTCACCAGTCTTATTATTAGTAAAAGCTTTCTCTAATAAACCATCTTTTAGTAAAGCCATGACAACTTGTTTTTCTTTGTCTGGTAAATTTCTTTGTAATACTTTTATAGCTGAAGCTAAACCAGAAGAAGGTAAAAATTTAGATGCACCAAATAACAGATTGACAGCTTGTCTATTGTTAAGTTCTGAGTCAGTTAGAGATTGTAATATTTTATTAGCATTAGCTCGTGCTGTACCTTTTTTCGCAAACCCTTTACCCTCTAATTGAAAAGCAGAATAAAATAAATCTTTTGCATTTTTAAGCTCATTTAAAAATACTTCATCTCCTTCTATAACTCCTTTTTTAACATTAGTTCTTATAAAATCATTTAATTTATCTTTAACTTGCCCTATCATTCTAGCTTCGTCTGGGTTATTATTAAATGCTACGTTAAATTTTCTTTTTAAATATCTTTCAAACCTAGCTATAGTTTCTAAACTATTTTTATCTTTTCCAAAAATATTTCCAGATTTTTGTATTTTCTGTAATTCATTTTCTACACCTTTTAAAACTTTATAATCTGGATCTCCATCAGCAGATTTTTTTATAAATGTAAGTAATTCGTCAGCCATGTTTTTTGCACCTTGATTGGTGAGTAAAACATTAGAAAACTTAGTTTGTTTAAATGGTTTTTTACCAAAAGCAATATCAAAAGATTCTGTGCCTTTTACTTTTTGTTTTTTTAATCCTTCTTGTACTGTATTAGCTATATCCGTAGCAGTTTCTGCTATTATATCATCAGACAAAGGATTTATTTGACCAGATCCAAACTCTTCTTGAAGTTGTTTTGCACCTTGTTTTATTTGATCAAGTTGTTGTTGATCAAAAACAGTAATAATTCTATTAGCTTCACCTTTTAAACCTCTTATAGTCATTTCTTCAGCTATCTGATCTCTATCTCCAGTTCTTTGTCCTTCTGTAATCAAAGTAACAAATTCTTTGTCTTTTCCTGCTACTTGTTCTAATTTACTTTCGTCTAATCCTTCATCAACAGATTTGATACCCAATGCAACACTTTCTCTTATTTTAGGATATAAAGTTTCACCAATAACTTTTTCTATTGGTTTTACTATTGGTTTAGCAATAGTTTTAGCTACTTTACCCACAGTCTTTAATACTGGTGGAACAAGTACATCACTACCAACATCTACTGCTGTAGATGTAGCAACATCCATAGCATCACCTAAATCTATATCTACTTCTCCACTTATTAAAGGTGGAGATACTGAGTAAGGATATTTAGGTTTAATTTTATCAGTTTCTGGAGCTAAAGCATTTTCTAATGTTTGCGAAGCCATCTCTGTAGCTGGATAACTAAGAACTCCTCTTTTCACTGTTTGCTTCAAAGTTTTTGCTCTATTAACAAATTTTGTAGCTGGAGCATATTTAATTATTTCACCAAGTACAGTCATTAAATCTGTTGTGCTAAAACCAGGTTTGTTTATGTAGTAAGCTTGATCATTCCATACTAACATAGGATTATTAAAATCATCGGTAAACATACCACCAAAACGATCATCATCTTTAAAACTTTTTTCTATGATCTCAGCTTTAGCTAAATCATCTCTTACAGCCATTGTTTTAAACATAGGTACTAAAGATTCAAAAAAACTTATATCTTTTATCGCAGATACCTCTGGAGCATCTGGATAACTATAACCATCTACTGCTTCAGTATTAGCTCCGACATCTTTAGCTAGTTGATCTGATGTTTTACTTCCCCCAAATGTTATACCAGTCATAATTAATCCTCCTTAAACTCTCTCATACCTTTTACATGAATAGTAGGCACATCTTTAAGAATAGGTATACCATCACCATCAACATTAGTTATTACTGTGCCATCTGGTTGTGATTTGTACCACTGTTTAAAACCATCTGGGTCATCTTTGTACTTAGCTGGAACTACTAAACCTACTGGTTTAGATAATTCTTTGTTAATAGCTTGACCTATCTCTGCTTCCGAATACCCACCTTTCATCATGTCTGCTCGTATCTCATTAGCTTTTCTTTCTCTCTCAAAATTCTTTCTTACAAAGTACATATTTAAGTATTGTCCTTCTGGTTGATTAGCTAAGTTACCTATGGCTCCTTGAAAAGCAGCAAATTCTCTATCAGATGTAGAACCAGAACCTGGTACTCTAAATGTACCAGCTACTTGACCTAAAAAGGCTGAAAATAATTGTTGGTTTGTTAAATTACCTATCTGGTCAGATGTCATATTAGAAGAAGGAATACTCGCTAAAAAGTTTCTCATTGGTAAAGTAAATTTTTGTATAGCTCCAGTTTTTAATTCACCTCTTAAAATTTGTCCACCAAAAATAGCTAACTGTTTAGCCACATTTCTTCTTGAAGTATCAGTGGTAATAAATTTATTATAAACTCCTTTTTTAAAGTCTTGATAATCTTTTATGTATTGTGGTGTGTCACCAGATAAATTAGTTACACTTTCAATTTTATCTCCTCTTTTAGTAATAGTCATGTCTTGTAATTTATCACCAAATACCACTGGTCTTCCTAAAAGTCTATCTCCTATTTCAAGTGGCTTACCTTCAGCCTCCGAAATCATCTTTATCATTGCGTTAAAACCAGGTGTATTTTCATCAGCACCAAAACCTTTTAAATACTTTAAGGCATCTGCTTTTGTCATGTAACGTAAAGACTGTTTAGATTCATCCCTCGGAATAGCTGAAACACTTTCTGGAATTAAATCGAACATTACTGGATTATCGCCAATGTAGTTTCCTTGTATTCTAAGTGGTCGATTATTAGCACCAAGTATGGGTTCTCCTATCATATCTAAATTTTCTGGAACAAACCTCATATAAAAATCACCAAATTTTTCTTTTGGAAATTGTTGTAAAGAATTTTCAGCACTCATATACCTAGCAAAACCACCTTTTATGGTTGTCATTTTTCTTTTCTCTGTATCTCCTACATTCGTAAAAGTATCTGGTGGATACATCAACATAGTTGCTTCATCTAAAGTAAACTGTCTTCCCATATCAGGTGTGTAAATTTGTCCTTGTATTTCAACTTGTCCAGCATTAGGTTGTAACTTTACTTGTTTTATTGAACCACCACTTGCTTTCTTTTTTCCTTCTAATTGTTTTATGCGTAAAGCCATATCTGCTGTACCCATGAGACCTTGACCTAAACTACCTAATGTATCATTCAATATCGAACCACCACCAGATCTTTTACCTTGTAGTAAAGCACTAGCAAGTGGTAATAAAGTGTAACCTATTCTTTCTTGTTTCGTGAACATAGGCTCACTAGTAGCTGAAGAAGGTCTTCGCACTGTGGTAGCTGGAGCTGGAGCTTGACCTTGTATGTTTTGTTCTTGACTTACCAACCTATTTCTAAGAGTGTCATCTGGTTCTTGATCAAAAATATTACCTTCTGTGTTTGTTGCCATAATTAAACCTTTGTCTGTGCAGCTGGATTTGATAACAAGTTGTAAGCAGCATATGCTCCGATACCAGCACCAGCAGCTTGTGCAAGTGGATTAGCACCCGGACCAGTCGTTGCTGTAATCTGTGATGCAGTAGTTGGTAATGCTGTCATAATACCTTTTGCAAATTCCACTCTTTGAAATGGTTCAGCTTGTCTTGCGACTTCAGTCGCCCTTTGTGCCTCAAGACCCTTTTGAGCAATATCTCTTTGCAACTGACCAGCTTGTAGTTGTTGTTGTATATCACGTTGAGCCATAGATTGTTGTGTTTGACCTAGATTAGACAAAGCACTAGCTTGATTAAGCTGAGCTTCAGTTTGAAATTGCCTTTGTCGTTCAGCTGCAGCTAATGCACTTTGAAAACCCTCTGCTTGAGCTTGTCCTATCAAACCCAATCGTCTAGTTTCTTCTTCAGCTCTTTGTACACCTTCTCTACCACCACCAAAAGCACCAGCTCCTATTGCTTGAGCTGATTGTTCATTTTGTCTTACTTGACTTTGTCTATTTATTTCATCTATGACATATCTTTGATATGGGTTCATAAAAGAATCAATCATACCACCTTGTTGTGTAATGTCAGTCATCGCTGTTTGACCAGCACCTAATGTTGCACCTAATCCAGCTTGTACTGGTACAGATCCTATACCAGTTTGTCCTGATTGTGTAAAAGCAGATTGTTCTAATGGAGAAGGACCAGCTACTTGGTATTGTGGTATGGACATTGGTTGTGTAGCTAAATCAATTGCTTGATCATATAAGGCTAATTTTCTTGCTTCTATTTCTGGAGCTTCTCTTGATATTGTTTCTTGTCTTCCAGATCCACCACTTGGAGCTGGAGCTGGAGATCCACCACCACCAAAATAACCTTTTAAACCAGTTTCTTTATTTAATCTTCCTTTACCACCAATTTCTTTTAAAATTTTAACTTCATATGGATTGACATGAGCTAACTCTGTATCTTCATACTCTCCTTTGTCAGCTATATCTTCGTATAAACATTTATATAACCAAACTTTTAATTGATTTGGTAATAGTTTAAGTATCCATTTCATAAAAAACACCTTTTGCTTGAAAGTCTAAAGAGGGCATATTGTCAATAACTTTTTCCCAACCATTTCTTCCGATAATTTCTAATCCTCTACAACCGTTTATGACTGCTTCATTTTTAAAAAAATTCTCTATCTTTTCTATATGTCTTATAACTTGTTTACCACCACAAAAAATAATACCATATACACTTTTAGCAGGGTAAATTGTAATTTGAGTTACGAAATAACTTTTTATTTTTTCTTTAAAGTAAACTGCGTACAATCTCATAACTCCTTTTTTTAAGTTGTTGTAGGTTGTTTCTAATGTATGCCTACCATTACTTAAATCTATTGCATCCTTTAACATAACCGATGCTCTTGTCCAATGCTCTGCAACATCAACCTTGATAATATTTATCATGAGGTTATGTCGTAAATCCTTTTTAACTGATCTTGTTGTTTATAAAAAAACTTAGATCCTAATCTTCTCATTTCTTTAAAATCTTCAGGACTTGCACCTTCCATTATACCAGCACCTAATATCGCATCAGCTCTACTAACAAACTCTCCATCAGCAAGTTGGGCTAACATAGTGTCCTCATCTTTGTCTCCATTACCACTTCCATCTTCTACATAACCTTCAGCTCTCGTGTAATTATTGTAATCCTTTTCATCGTGATCCGTTTTACTTGGTAAGTAATTCACACCACCTTCTCTAAATCTTTTTATCTCTGCTAAACCACCTTCTCTAGCTGTATACATTTCTTGATTACTAAAATCGTATACACTAGGTTGTGCTACATTTGTTGTAGGAGCATCAGCATAAGTAGCTCTTTGTCCAATACCTTGTAAATTTTCAGTTGCTTGTGCGTATTGTTGTGGATCTACGCCTTTAAAACCCACGTTCATTTGATCTTCCATATTATATGGTTTTGGTTGTCCTTGCAAAGCTCCAGCAGTCAGAGCTCCAGCTGATATACCTCCTATTAAAGGAGTTGCTCCTTGTAACCCAGCTCCAGCAATACCCATTGCTCCTCCACCTAAAAATGCTCCACCTAATGCACCTATTCCTCCAGCAATTAATGCGTCTCGATTACTAGATCCACTTGCTTTTGCTAAGAGAAAACTTCCAACACCAGCTGCTATAGGTACAATCATAATAACTCCTTAGTTTGATATATAGTGATATTCTACTATTTCTTTTCAGAAGTATCAATACTATCTGTGGGAATAGCTACCATTTCATCAATTAATCTACCAGAAAATTGATAATCCCCTACATGAGTAATGTACTCGGTGATTAAAGCCATACATTTACCACCTATTTTTGTCCATAATCTAGAGAAAGCAAAGTCTTCTCCTAAGTAAAGTTTTTCTTTAGGGTCATAATAGGTATCAAAAAAATTATATAAATTTTTGCGTAGTTGTTTCTCACCATCTATCATAGTCTCTTGTTTAATAGTTAAGTCTGGATAAGCATCTATCATTTTTTCCAAAGCTTGTCTTTTTATTAACAAACAACCAGTCATAGAATGAGATAATTCAATCATACCATTGGTCACCGATATATCGTTTTCCTCATCTTTTATACGAACTGGATACATATTACCAGAGGTACTTGCTTGATCTTTATTCATACTAGGAATATCTCTCCATTTATTAAGTACTTTATCCCATTGAATTACTTTCATAGGATAAGGTATACTTAAAACTTCTTCATCTTTTTCAATCATTTTAAAAATAGAATCTGCATGAAATAGTATATCGCTATCAATAAAAAGCATATGAGTATATCCAGAATTTAAAAATTCAGATACGCACAAGTTACGACCTTGTGTTACTAAAGATGATTTCATAAGCTGTAACATTATTGGTATTTTTTTCTCATGACATTTAGCTTGTAACTTAAAAACCGATTGCATGTAGTGTATAGAAACATCACTATGAACTGGAGTAGCTACAAATAATTTTATCTTGTTTTTATTATTATCCAAATAAATAGGCTCATGATTTTGCATTTAAAACTCCTTGTAAAAAACTTGTCCATTCTAATTTTTTCTTTTCCCAACTATAAAACCTTTTTACAAAATTTTGTTGTGTCACTAAATGTTCATGTATCTGTGGCTCGTGCATATGTTCTACTGCTCCTCTTATAGCATGAGCAAAAGCTGTAGCTAGATTTCTATAATTTTTGTCATAGGTTACATACACTGGAAACTCAGAGCATGTTTCAAATAAAGCACCGAAATTTGTTACAATACAATACAAACCTCCAGCCATTGATTCTAAAGCTGCGTTACAACTTGTCTCCTCCCATATACTTGGATAAGCAAACATATGATATCGATACATATACTTTTGTATAAAAGAATGTTCTGTGTAACCAATGTAATTTACATTTTCTAAATTTCTTGCTTGTTCATACAATGGTTCATATTTTGATTCGTTAGCTTTTTCAAATTCTTCACCATATATTTTACAACTACTAAACACATCTAAATGCACATTACAATCTTGTAATTGTTGCATGGCTCCTAATAAAACATTTAATCCTCTCCAAGGGGTGACATGAAATAACATTCTTACAGTATCACCATATCTGTATGGAACTCTTTCTGGAAAATTTGTAACTCCATTTTTAATTACATGACATTTGTGTGTAGGTATATCAAATTTATATCTAAACTTTTCATAGTTCCAATGTGAATTAAAAACATACCAATCAAATTTATCATGATTACTTTTATCTTCAAACCAAGGATAAATATTAGGTTGGTCATAACTATTTTTTTGCCACAGTATATTTATTTTATCTTTTAATAAAGGAACTTTATTTGGAATAGAGGTACAGATTTGAAAATTTGATAATAGTTTTTCATCTACATGATGCGATAACAAATGATGTTGTATTTCTGTTCCACCTCTAGGTAACATTATTTTTTAGTACCACTAACTAAATTTAAAGCTTCTGGTGGAACTATTACTTTAACATCAGTTACTATATCATCTTGTTTTGTATCAGTGTTTGGATTATTCACATCATGCTCTGCATCTTCTTTGGTAGCATAAATCATATTAGTTTTTTTATTTCTGTAAATTTCTTCAGTAGTGCATTGTATTTTTTTCATAGCACATATAATTGCATAAAAAAGAAGACAGAGCAACAAAAAAAACCCTAACTATTTAGCTAGGGTTTGAATTGGAGACTTTGAATAAAAATTAATTTAAAAGTATCACACTACATAAAAAAATAAAAGACTTAATTTATTACTTTAGGTCTTTGAATTACAGTTTGTTTTGCACCTTTAAAATCATATTTTCTTGTGTACTCTCCTTCATTAAAGTCGTGATAGTCTCTTGCAAATTTAGGAGTATACAAAGAATGTTTTTTTACTGTAAATTTTATGTTAAAAGTTTTACCAACAAGCTCCTCATTACAACCTAAGTCTGATGATCCAATGTAGGAATAAATATTTTTTTCTTCATCTACTAAAGTAATAATATTTACATAAGAAGATGCTCCATAACAATAAGGGTCTACGTCTTTACATTTAAAAAATGTAACAGTAAGTTTTTTTTCTAATCTATCTTTAGGTTGACCAACATACTCAGATTTAGATAACTCTGATAAAATCTTTTTATGTTTTTCAGCTCTCTCTAATTCTCTTTGTTCTCTCTCTGCATCCCACTTCTTTTTTTGTTCTTGTCTTTTGTCTCTTTCTATTTGATTACTTTCTTCAATATCTTTTACCCATTGAGGAATTGTGCCATTAGGGTCTACTTCTTGATAATCGCTATTAATTATTAAATCGTGATTTTTTTCACCATTTTCTTTTAGCCATTCTTTAGCTTTCTCAATTGCAACATCTATATTTTTTGATAAAGTTTTAACATACCAATCTTTAACTGTACCATTATAATCTTCAAATGAATGTCTCAAAACATACATTTTATTGCCACCAGTTGAATAGTAATGCGATTTGGCATTAGCTATATCGTAAAGTTCAACTCTTTGTAATTGCCCAGTTGTAATGTAATAATAATTGTTTGTCATTTTTTTTTTCCTTTGTTTATGTATTAAATATAGCACATCAAGATGTGATGTCAACTATTAACTGACTATATTTATCCACTCTCTATCTTGAGGTAATTCACCTTCTCTATTAGAAATTGGAAAACTAATGGATAATCTTTTAGACATAGATACAGCTTGATGAACTAAATATTTAGGTATGTAGACAACATCTCCTTTTTTCATAATAATATCTATTATAGGTTTTTCTTCTGTGTATACTCCTCTTTCTCCCTCAGTTTTTTTTATGTTCCATACTTTAAAATTAGTAATACCAGACATTTGAACTATTATATTATCTGATAAATCCCAATGTTGATTTAAACTTGTGTTTATTTTTGATTTATGTAAATCAAAATAAATATGAGCATCTACAGTACCTTTAGTTTGTTCTTCTATATAATTACAAACAGTATTAATTTTTTTATTAACTCTAGACATATCAGAAAGCCAACACACTCCTTGTTTTATAATAGGTATAAGGCAATGTGCTGGAATAGAGCTTTGATCACTTAACCAAGCCGAGGACTCCCATTCTATACCATTTACCTTAGCTGTAGTGTGAAATCTGTCTATGTTTGTAAGGGGTCTAATGTTAATTATTGCTTCTAATTCTTTCCAAGTAAACAAACTATCACAAATATTTTTTACATAAAAAGGTTTACCTTGATTTATCTTAGGTATAAGTTTATGAAAGCCAAGAGACAATGCTGTACCTTACACCTTTTTTTATAGGTGTTACTTGATGAGGGTATAAAAAGTTACTTGGAAATAAAACTATATCTCCAGTTTTTAAACTTGGTTTTGAGTATGGTTTATTAGTTAAAGGATTGTAAAAAACCACTTCTCCTCCTTCATAGTTTTCATTTAAATTTATTATTATAGAAATAGTTCTGTTTAGAGTAGTAGATTGATCAACATGCTTAATATAAAAATTACCTATTTCATATTTTAACAAATTAATTTCGTTTAAATGTAATCTACCTAAAAATTTAATGTGACTTACATACTTATCCATAGCTTTCTTTATAGAATCTTCTACTATTGTATAATATGGAGGAGCACCATAGTCATTAGGGTTCAACCAATGAGATAAAACATCTCTTGTTTTAGTATCGGTTTCAGCTTTACCACTCCTACTCATAACTTCTGCTTTTGTCTTACAATTTTTATCCATGTAAGAAATCATTTTTTTACAATCTTCCGAGGATATAATTTTTTTTATATGAAAAATAGCTTGATGAATTAGCATCAATATATTTTACAAAAATTAACCATTTTGTAAAGAACGATCAATTAAAGCATAAGATACAATACCTTGAATTTCATTTGCAGTTCCTGCTGTCATTTTTAAAATATCACCTTCTTCTAATACCAAAGTGTGTGTGATAATTTGTCTTGTAGTGTTTGCTGCCATAGAGGCATTATCTATTCTAAAAGTAGACGTTGCACTAGTATCAGTAACTTGAGTCACTAAACTTACAACACCAGTTGATCCATTGTGTGCTTGTATTTGTTTTACTAAACATCTACCACTTGTAGGAGCTGTAAGTATTGAGGTAGTGCCAGTAGAAGATAAATTAAATCCTGCGTTTTTATATTGTATTGTCATGTTAAAAACCACTCAAAAGTTTGTTGTTCAGATTTTAAATCTTCTTGATAAGAACTGTTTAATTTTTGTACTATTTGATTTATAGCCAAATTTATTAACCTTTGATTTTCTACAGTATACTCCATTTTAGGATCTGGTATATTAGTTACAATTTTAGCCAAATTTTTTACTCCTATTAAAACTTTCAATAAATTATTTTATCTTTTTTATAAGTTTTATTTTTTTTTACTTTTTTCTTTTTCTCTTCTTTTTTTATTAATACTTTATATATTATATCATCTGGTGCTTCAAAATAACAGTATTCATTATGATAAAATACTTTGAAAGATTTCTGTTTTTGTAAACCCCATTTAAAAACTTGAGCATTGTCTTTTATAATATTTGAAAAAAATGCAAAAGCTTTTTTGTTTTCTGTTTTTGTAAATCTCCATATTTTAATTGCTTTTAAAACAATAGCATAAGGATTAGATGTAGGATCACTCTTCCAAGTTATTCCTTGATCAAAACTTACTACTCTTTTTACATCCATACATCAACGCCTACCATCCACTTGTAAATCTGCTTTAAAAGTTCCATACCTCCATGTTTCATTTCTTGCAGTATTTTCTACTTTTAAATTAGCTGCTCTGCCTCTGGCTCTTGTATCCACTTTTTGTGTTGATGAATTAATTGTAAATGGTCCTAAACTGCTACTTGCTTCAGTGTCACTAGGAAAATCTTTGAGATTAATTGTTACCTTTGCATTACCTGATAAAGCTCTAAAATCTGGTATAAATCTTCTTACTTTAATAAAAAATTCACCAGTTCCTAAATCAGGTGTATTTACCTCAAAATCACCACTTTGTATACTACCTACTATTGCTGTTGTATCAGTATTATTAACTTCATTGTTACCTTTTTCATGAGCATACAAAATACTTGCACCATTAATATTTGTTACTCCCTGAATAGTTGGAAAGGAAGGTGTGCTAGTTTCATTAAATTTAGTTGCATAAGGATTATCAAATACAGTCTTGTCATAGTATGTAGTTCTATCAAGTGATCCTATTGTCCAAACTCCTTCTAAATAATTATAAGTTACAACTCTATTTATTTGATTAGTTGATGCTGACGGATAAAACCAATTTATTTCACCAAACAAAGAATTGTAACCAGCAAATATTACATCAGAAGCATCAAAATTTAAACCTAAGTCACCATCATCAGTTGTAGTAAAAACAAAGTCTTCAACAGAACAAGGTAATTTTTTTACTGTACCATCGTATATATAAAAACCACCAGCTTGACCCATCCAATACACTACACCATTAACTGCTACTACTCCATGTTGAGATATTAAACCACAATTAGCTCCAGCTTGTTCAATACCAAATGTAAATGGAGGTCCAATAAAACGCATAGAATAAGCAGCTGTGTCAGTTAAAATTAAATTATAAGAACCAGCATTTACTCCACCAACAATTTTAGCTCCGTTATCTATTCTAAATGTACCAGCAGTATTTGTAGAGGTGGGAGTATAATCTGATAAACTTTCTTGATCAGAAAACCTAATAAACATTTTGTCTTGACTACCACTTGCTATTGTAGGCTCTGTTCCTAAATGTATTAAATGTCTATCTCTATCTGATACTAAAGTCATTACACTTTTTTCTGGAGCTCCAGATATCACAGTAGCTCTTGTACCTAAAGAATTAGAAGTGGATGGGTTCCACTGAAAAGTTTTATTATTTCTTACAGTTCCTATTAATATTTCACCAAAATTATCTAATGACCAATTACCAGGTTCTAAAATAGTAACAATTTCATCTGTTGCATCTCCCCAACCAGCATAAGTGGATGCTTCAATAACAGTGGCACCATCGTTGTGTGCTGCTGTTGCTGTTCCTAAAGCACCTCTTGTTATACCAGTAAGATTAGGGCTACTTATACCAGTATATGTTATTAATTCACTATCTATTAACACTCTTCCACCAGTTGCAGAAAAATTAGCTGTGCTATCCAAAGTAATTGTAGTTCCTGAACCACCAGTTCCAGCACTATCGTTTAATAATGCTCCATCTAAAGTATCTGAAGCAAGAGGAAAAGTTTCTCCACCCCATCTACCAGTTCCAAAACCATATCCAGCAGTTTGAAAAGCATCTCCTATTTTAAAATAAGGTGTAACAGTTACGCTACCAGTTGCACTCATGCCAGTTCCAGATTCATTACTCGCCATCGTTACAGTGAAAGTGTCAGATGTAGCTGATATTACTTGAAAAGTATTAGTAGTAAAATTAATAGAAGTAAAACCAGTTGCTCCTCCACCGGGTAAGGTTACACTACTAAATAAAAATAAATCACCCTCTATCAATCCATGAGCAGATTTATTTATTGTCACTGAGGCTGAACCATTTGATGATGAAAGAGTACAAGATGTTAAGGCAGTTCCAAGAGGAGATATGTCATAAAATGCTCCATCGTAATAAACAAAAAGTGCTTTATTAGTGCCTATGCCAATAAATCTTCTTCCAGTTGTATCAGCCCAAATATGCATTTCTCTAGTTACTCCAACTAAAGTATCTGTTGTTGTTTGCTCCCAACCACCTATTTTTTCTGGATAACCATAACGAAAACGAACATTGTCGCAATCAATCCATTTACCCTCTGCTCCTGTTGGAGTTACTTGTTTGTTAATTCCTGGTGCAATATTTACTTCTCTTAAAGGCATGTAAAAGCCCTATCTTTTTAGATCAATAACTGAACTATCGTCACTCCATCTATTAACACGAGCAACTTCTGTAACTTTACCATCTACTACAGTATCAGTGTACAATGCTTTCATTTCAGTCATATTAGATGCTCCATCAATAGCTGAACAGATATCTTCACAGTCTTTGCGTATTGCTGCACAGTAATCAGTGACTGCTGTAGGAATCGTTTTTGAACTATCCATTGTTACTCTTTGCACATACCAGTCAAACTGTCTCATTTTATCATACGCATCTTCTTTAGCTGAAGATTTTGCTTCAACTTTAAAATTAGCTAAATCTTTGTCAACTAACTTTATAGTTTCATTAACTTTTTTTGATGATGTATCATAAGCATAACTTGCATCACCATCCCAATCATTGAATCTAGTGTCACCAGTATCTGCTCTTACAACCGTAAACAATCGTACAGCGTTTAATTCACTCTCAGACCATAAAGAAAAAATCTCTTTAGGATGCTTTACATCATCAATTGTCATTGATTTAGGTGCAGATATAACCTCGGTAATACTATTATCACCATTAGTATCTACTAAAGCCCACATATTTATCTCCTTTATAATTAATTAATTATAAGGAGATTGTAACACATAAGGAGTGCTTGACGCTACAGTGTAATCGACAGCAAAGCGTTTTTTTTCACAATATATTTCTCCAGCTTTGTGAGGTATTCTAGGATTAAAAATCATGAAAGAACCTGGTGGAGCATAGTAATCTTTACCATCCCAATGAAAACCACCTCCCCAATCTTCTTTCCAATCTGACTCTAAAAGACCTAAAATTTTCATTACATTCATCTCTTCTGGCAAATCATGTTTGTGATCTGTGTGCATATTACTTTTTGTATTTTTATCTCTAAGTCCTATTCCACAACATAATATTTCAGGATTAAAAAGTTTGCATTTTTCGTGTATCATAGAAATTATAGCGTAAGCAATTCCTGCACCTGTAGCTTTTTCTATAGTATTACCATCGTTATTAATTACATTCAGTTTAAAAAACCTTTCCTCTATTGGATGGTTTATAGGATACGCCATTCCCCACTGTTCACAACTTATAGACCATTTTTTAAATAAGTCTAATAGATGTAAGGGTACTACATCTTTAACTATTGTTAATTTGTGTTTCATCTTCTCTTACTACTTTGAAATTAGCAGATATAGATATTCTCTCTTGATTTGTTTTATTTGCTGTCACTGAGTGAGGTAGGTGAGCAGGAAATATAACAACACTATTTTTTCTAGGGTAATGAGTATATTTTAATCTTGTAAATACAGAATCAACATTAAAAGGAGTAGAATAAAATCTTTGAAAAGCCATTACATGATCTGTATTATCAATAATTAATAAACCACTATCTTCAGGAACATCAAAATATACTGTTGCTGTAAAATCAGTTTCTGGGTGTGTATGAGTAATATTCCATGAATCAGGCCCATTAATATTAGACCAAATGGCAGTACATGCTAATTGAAATTTACCAGGACCATAAGCTTGAATTGCTTGTGCTACATCATTTGTAAGTTGTTTTATAAATTTAGAGTTTAATGTGTTTTTGATCTTAACAAAATCTTTTGATTGAAAACCACCTACATTACTAATTTTTCTACCACCTACAGTTTTTGTCCATTCAATAAATTCTTTTTTTTCATCAAAAATAAAATCTTTTTCAAAAAGAGGAACACTAAACATTCCTGTTATTTTTTTATTATCTTTATTTTCAGCAGTTTTACTTTTTTCCATTATTAAAATATAACGGATTTATCTTATAATACAAATATTTTTTAAAACTGTGTTACCTGATCGAATTGGTAATTACTGCCTCCAGCTATAGGTTCAAAATCCCAAGCACTTATATTACCACCACCATCAAAACCAGCATGATAGACATTCCAATTTTGACCATTGTCTGCTGCAAAACCCATTTGTCTTATTAACTGAGCATTTTGTCCATGATACAGATAAAGGTTAACACCAGGTGCAGAACCACCAGGAACACTTGCTTGTAAATCTAGTATAACAAAAGGTGGATTAGTAGGACTAGCAGGATAAATATAACCTGGACTACTAGTTTGATAACTGGTGTTGTCTCCCTGAAACCTAAAAATAGTTCTACCACCTGAATCCCAACCAAACCAAGCTCCTCCTGATTGTAGTTGACTTAGTTGTCCATTAACACTTGTACCATTTGCTATTGCCATATATCTTGGTGCTTTCTGGTGCATACCAAAAACTTTTCTACCAGCATCAGAAGCACTTGTGTAAGAAACTGTACTAGGGTATCTAAAATTCATATGACCACCCGGCCCAGCATATGTGCCTCTCGTACCACTCATAGGGGATTGTCCTACACCACCCCAATCATCAAAATTATAAGGATTACTTGTGTTGAAATTAAAATTTGAACCTTGATTGACTGGCATTTAAAACTCCTTATCCAAAATCTAGTTGAGCTGAACCAAGAAGAATATTACTAGCTGATTGAACAAAATATGGTATTATATCAACATCATTAGCTCCAGTAGATATTGTCAAACCACCAGCTCCTGCTGTTTCATAATCTGTTCCTAAACTTATTGTTCTACTTCCAGTGCCATCTTGTATTATCATTATCACCCCAGCTTGACCAACTGATTCCGTAGATGGATTTGCTAAAGTTACATTACCTGTAAAAGTCAAGACGAAGTTCTGATAAAGATCGAAGTCTAGCGTAGTTGAGCCAGTTGCGTTTGCAGTTTGTGTTGCTCCTCTTTGACCAGCAGTAAAAGTATTTGCTACATCTTTAAAAACTGTATCAGCATTATAAATTTGAACATCACTACCAATAGCAAGACCAAGAGCAGTTCTAGCTGCTGACGCTGAAGTTGAACCAGTTCCTCCACCAGCTACTGCTAATGCACCAAACTCTAATGCACTACCACCACTATTTACTTTTAAAGGTAGATTTGCAGAACCTAAAGATGTTAAACCAGTTCCACCTTTTGCTACAGTTACTGTTGGTAAACTTGCTGTGCCTATTGCACCACCTAAACTATCTAATGATATCTCTACAATATTAGTTCCGTCAGCATATGCAAAATATATTTTTTGTTGATCTGGAGAAAAGCCAGAACCACTTGCTGTTTTTATAGTTAAGTTTGTTGGGTTGGTTACACCTGTTACATCAAATATATACATTTTTTCTATGCTGTCAGGTACAGTTAAAACAGTGGCTCCTGATAAGGTTACAGTAGCCACTTTTACAACCATGTTTCTTGCGTTTGATATAGTACCATCTGTCATTGCTAATGCAACAGTTGCTCCACTACCAACGGTTACTTGTTCAAAACCACCAATTGCTTGTTGTACTAAGTTTAAATTTGTATTTGTTTTATCCCCCCATGTACCAGCGTTTTCACCAGTAGCCATGAGTTCCAGTTTTAAATCTGCTGAGTATGAAGAAGCCATATTTTATCCTTTATGCTGCTGTTGTTATCTTTGTCCAAGTTACTGGCGTACCAGTATCAACTTTGTTCCATGCTATAATTATTACACTTCCAGTTGAGCTCGTCAATACCACCCCAGTCACATTATCTACTACACCAGTACCTGTTATTTCTGTTGGACTGCCTACTGCTGATGTTGTAGACACTCCAGTTACATTATAAGTAGAAATAGGAGTAATTGAGCCTACAGAACTAGTTGAAGATACTCCAGTAGGTGAAACAGAACCAGTCATAGTAAATGTTACTGCTCCTACAGAGCTAGTAAGTGCTACACCAGTTACATCTACTTCTATTTTAGGTGCTACAATTACAGAGCCTACAGAACTAGTTGTAGACACTCCAGTTACTGTAGTACCAAAAGTTATTTCTTGAGTTGTTGAACCTACTGCCGAAGTGCTCACAATACCTGATGCAGTTAAGGACACATCTGCTGAAATTGCTGCAATAGTGCCTACTGCACTTGTAGAAGATACTCCAGTAACACTCACTATAGCATTAGCAACAGTTGTTATTGAACCTACAGCAGAAGTTACACTGACACCACTTGGTATTACAGCGTAAGCACCACCCCATACTTGATTACCCCAACTAAGTCTACCCCAACCAGAGCCAACTAAAAATCTATCATCTATAGTTACACTACCTACATTAGTAGTTGCTGATACTCCAGAAGGTGCTACTAATCCAGTATGAGTAACTACTACACTACCAACAGAGCTAGTAGCACTAACTCCACTTACTGTTATTTCTTGAATAATTGTTTGTGTTGTTGATCCTACTGCTGATGTAGAAGAAACACCAGTTGCTGTTGTTGATCCACTTATAGTAAATGAAGGTGTTCCTATTGCACTTGTTGCAGAAACACCTGATGCTACTACTTGACCTCCAATACCCCATCCAAATTTACCCCATCCTACTCTACCCCAACCAGTATTGATAACAGCATCAATGGTAACGGAGCCAACAGCACTTGTTGCAGAAACACCACTTACAGTTAAGCCCCCATCAGCTTGATTACCCCAAGTACCTGTATCCCAAGATAATAAACCCCATGAGGTAGCAGATTCTGTGTTAATTTGACCACCCATACCTGAATGGTATTGACAGTAATAATATAAAGTTGGTGCTGATGCAGCAACAGTAATTGTTGTTAGATAATTACCATCATCTTTTACTACACCAGTAGTGTACTCACTGCCACTGTTATGAGTACCATCGGAAGTTGTTGAAAACCTTAATGGGTGACTTGTAGCAGCAGACCAATTAAATACATACGTTCCGTTTTCAGCTAATACAAGGGTATCTTGCTGTACTCCGTCAATGAAGTATTTATTGTAACCACCGACACTTTGTACTGTAACAGTAAATGTTCTAGTAGTCACAATACACCTCTTTTATTAAGCTATTCTTAAAATAGCATCTGACGCATTAGCTGTTGGAAACTGTATTGTAAATGTACCTGAAGTAGCTGTTTTATCTCCACCAAAATCTAAAACTGCAACAGCTGGATCTCCAGAAGCTGTATCGTTATAAATTAAAGCACCCCTTGCTGTAAGTGTTACACCCACAAAAGATAAATCAGCAAAATCCACAACAGCAGTATCAGTACTTAAAGCTGGAGTAG